ATCGGTATCATGGCGCCCCATTTATCCCACAAGCGCTCAGCCTCATCGAGCAAGTCAAGCGGATCCCATTTACCCCGGCTAATATCTACTATGTAAAGGTTGCCATCGTCACCGATTCCAGCCAATAAGAACACGGTAAAATCTAGGCGATCGCCCACTTTGCCCGAGTTGGTATCAACAAATATGGCCAATGATTCCATGAATGGCAATTGGTCATAACGTCCGAACCAGGAGGTATCTATTAAGCCGCCTGACATTTTAGCCGGTGATTGCTGATACTGACTAAGAAACGTGTATTCGTCGCGCTCCCATAGGTCAATGAGTTGATCAATGTGCTCCATTTCTGGCCAATATGACCAATACTTGACGCCGTTAATAACCCGACAATCTGAGTCCTTAATTGCATCCCAGCACATGGCTCTGATATCAGGATCGAGTTCTAATAGAAAATCCTCAGTGATTAATGCGGGTATCTTGATTAGCTTAAAATTAACGCCCATGCCACCAGTCAGGCAAAACCCTATCGTGTCGTCAACATGTAATCGCTGTTGAATGAGAAAGAATGGCGTAGGGTGGTCCTTGGATTTGTCGCCGCGTCGTGACCTTACCGTGTTCGTAAGTTTTCGATGCGCCGCTTCACGTTTGATAGGGCTAAACATATCCTCTGGCTTATCAGGATCATCAAGATTGACAGACCCGCTGAAACCAGGACCATAATAACCACCACGGCCGCCAGTAATCTGACCACCCATGGCACGACTAACAGTATTGCCTGTGACCTTACCTTTTTCATTGACTATCTCCCACTCTTCGGCTTGATTAACGCCAAATGAACTTGGCCATAGCTCCTGATATTCCTTAGAGCTGATAATGTCCCGCGTCCGGCGTGAGTTACGCTTAACCAGCGTGTCAGCAAATGACAGATTTAGATTGCGGAAACGCTTTAATACGCCAGTTTTAACCAGCATATTGGTATAGGCGGGCAGGTGAATCGACATGAATTCCGTCTTAGTGCCGCCCGGTGGTATCGATATAGCCAGGTTAGTCGATGAATGGCCGCCCCTGACAACCTTATCTATTTCGCGAGCCATCCAACGGTGATGCCAATTAACCAGCATCTTATCGCCCTGCAGTAGCTCAAACCATAACCGAGTGAAGTTAAGAAATGACTTCTCAGACCTAACCTTTACCGCAACTCGATCGGGAAAGTCCATTTCTTCCCATTCTAATAGGTCAGTCAAAAGAGGAGGAGCCGCTCTTAAATGTGCCCGTAACAGTTTTATCCTCGCCGGGCTCGGCAGGGTCAAAGCCAGTGGGCACTGGGTTGCACTCATAAAGCCTTTTAAATTCACTCTCTGTCATATCAGCCAATGGATATTCGGGTCTTGAATGCCATATCTTGGGGTCTAATTCGAATCGTCTAAATCGATGAGACACTGACACAAGCCACATTCTTAAATTCTCTGGCGACAGTTTAAGCAGTTCATCGACATCATTACCACCAAGTTCAACTGATTCAATTCTAATCCCACAAATAGCGCTTAACGGGCCTTGTTCTCTATCTTCTTTGTTCGTTTTGTCATGTAAAATCATAATAATTCCTTAATCAAGATCGCCCAACTTATCTTTCAGTTTAGATTGAGCTTCGGCGTATTGTTCTTGAGTGTATGCTTTAGGTGACATTGAGCCGTCGCTAGATAAGTGATCTATTTGTTGTTTAACGCTGTACTTTTTCGGTGCCATGCGCTCCATTACCCATTTTCTAGTATCGATACGCAGGCGCGAACGGTTAACGTGCTCATGATTGAACTGGTCCTCACGCCCTTTGGTTTTAACCCAATCATTATCGACATCATCGGCAATGTCGACTATCTCATCAAGGAATATTTCTTGTTGCAATTCTCTTGCTTGTGTGTATTGGGTACGAAAATCATCATATTTAATCAACCAACGGAGCACTGCAGGCTTACTTGGGTACTTCTTGACCTTGCATATACTAGTAAGAGACTCACCCATAATGAGCCTCAAACATATAGCTCTAGCCTTCCATATCGTGTAGTCGCTGGGTCTACCTCTAGCCATAATTATTACCCATTAAATTCAATGCCCCATTATATCACGGCTGGTTGCTTGTGATTATTTGCCAAAACTAGCAGCCCAAAGCCCCATGCATACGATAATATTTCGCACACAACACTATCAGACACCAGTGCGACATTATTAATTAATATAAACATCACTGCGTATATAGGTATCAGTATTGGATCGTATTTCATTATTTACCCACCAACTGCAAAATATTAATCTCTAAATCTTCAAGGCTAACGTAGGTGCCAACATAGCCTTGACCTTGTAGCTCGACTTGTTCTGAGTTGAATATTGCGTCGCGGATTGCTTGTTGTTTTGATTCAATTGACTCTTCATTGTTATCATCAAGAGCTTCACTTGCCTGCTCAAACGCATCAAGTAATATCGAAGCGCAACTACAGTTACCACTCAATCCATGGCTTGCTGCAACCTCTCTAATTAGCTTATGACCACTAATCTCGCCCCAAACTCTATCCCATGTATTCGCCTTAGATGTTAACCCTTCAATCTGCGCCTTTAACTCTGCGATTTCTTGCTGTTGCTTTTCGTTTTCTCCGCTTAACTCTATACTATGGTTGGTTACATTAAGAATGGCGCCGTAAAGTTTGCCTATTTTTTCTTGATTGGCGTCGTATGCGTTGATTGCTTCAAGAACCGCATCTTTAGCGTTTGATTCGCTACCTAAATATTCAAGCGCCACTGGGTCGGTTAACGGCAGCTCAAACACATCGCTCATTTTAATATCACTCATATCTTTTCCTTAATTTTCATTTTAATGCCAAAGGCAGTAATTGTTTTGGTTGGTGTTGATTGTTTATATTTCTTTTCGCGAGCAGGCACTAACTTTGCTTTATTCCATGCGGCCGATTTATTAACCTGGCAGATTACACATTGCCCGGTATTACTGGCTCGTTTCCTTACTGCATCGTGACCATTGATGCATCTAACGCCAGTGTAATAATACTGACCAAACTCGGTTTCTCCGTATGAAGTAGGAAGTTTCTTTATATCCGACTCTGAAAAATCACGCCAAGCAGCTCTTAACCGACCGGGCATTTCGTGAATGTAAGTTTCGCCATTATTATCAGCGACGTAACGATTAACGCACAGTTCAAATGTCCTAATCGATGAGTAAATATGCTCTTTAGTTATGCCAAGTTTAGCGGCAATGATTTTAGTATTAACGAGATCAACCTTTCTCATCCGGTAAATGTTAATTTTATTATCAAGAGAGAAATTGCTTCGATAGGTTTCTTTTATCCAGGCAATGAAATCACTATCGGTTAGGTAGTCGGCGTAGTTCATGGCATCACCTCAATAAAGCTAACCAGTAAATAAGCGAACAATATAAGCCCAACGACAACACAGAAGCGCGCAGGGCCGCTTAAACGTTTAAATAGCCCCATTACCAAGCCCCCATGTATTTAGTCAGCAAAACGAATGCTACGCCCACGAATACTGATGTGAAGATTAATGTTTTTAGGGTTTCGGTTTTCATTATGTAGCTCCTTTTTGTGATGCTAATTTGATTTAACGCCGTAACAACGCATTAACACAGGCGTGTACTTTGATTGGCAGAACTCAATTTCGTTGTACCAATTGTATTCGCTACATCTTTCGTATTGATGGTCTATATTTTCACAGGTTAAGCTTTTTAAAGGTTTGTTATGAAATGTCTGCAGCGCGTTGTATTTTGCATTTCGTGCCGCTTTTCTGGATTTTGATTCTTCTTGGCAGCCAGAAATAAAAGTTAATAACAACGCTACAATAATTAAACGCTTCATTTCTTCTCTCCAAATATTCGTTTAAATTCATCTTCTAGTTCTTTTGGGAAATCTGGCATTGTGGATCCTTTGGCCCCGAAGGGCATTATTAATATTTTTTACCATTGGATTTAGAACGGTTTTCTGGTTTATGATCCGCTCTGTTTGCGTTGTAAATCATTTTTTCTTCCATGGCACCACCCAAGTCTAATCCACATGCACCAGCTAAATCCATAATGCGAATAACAGCATCAGCGAGTTCAACCTCGAGCATTTTTCTGTTTGGTAAGTGATCGTCCATTAAATCTTTTCTGTCGCCCTCCATGGCTTCGCTAATCTCTGAGTGGATTAAGCAAAGCTTGGCAGGGACAACGTGATCTGCTGTGATGTCAACACCACTCCACCAACCAGCATCAGTTGCGGCACCGTGGCAAACTCTAACAGCTGCGTTTATTCCGTTTTCAATATTAATACTCATCTATATCTCCAATTAATTTCGTTTCAACACCCCCACTATACCAGTTGTGTTTATTAAATCAAGTGTTGTGTTTAATTATATACCAAAGAGCAGAATAGTAACTATTCAGAGGGTAAATAGTAAAAATTTACTATTCTGTCGATTTAGGCTGGGAGGGGGTTTTAAGAGAGTTATCTATAGAATAGTCATAATAGATCTATATTATATTATATTAATAAATACCTAAAACCCTTCCAAATGATAGTAATTCTTATCTGTAATATATGTGTCTATAGCTAACTATTCTGACTACGCTACTATTCTGACGTAAACTATTGAATAATAAAACAAAAGCAAAACTATTCTGCTACTATTCATCTGACTATTCAGCTCGATATTAATAATCAGGCATAAAAAAGCCCCTTTCGGGGCCGGTTAATTCTTTTTGTTGTTGGTTTAGGGTAAGACCCACTTGATCACAATTTTTCCATTCGTCGGGTGTTTGCTTTCAATCTTTACCGAACGCCCTTCCCCCTGGAGCCATTCTAGGCACTTTACTACGTCACCCTTATCAAACTTGCGACATCGATTAATGATTTGACCCTGTAGCATTGCGGTGTCCTTATCTAGCATCGCCTCAAGTCTAGCAACTAAAGCGCTTCCCTTGTCGTCAACCTCCTCGGCCATGTTAGATTTTGCTAACCTGATTTTATTATCGATATCTTTTCTTACAAGTGCGTAAGCCCACACCACATCGTCAAGCGCTCTTGTTTTATCGTCATGCCCGATAGCCAACACAAAGCTAACCTTTAGCACCAGCTCGAAACCACGGCGAACAACAGCCTCTAATCCTGTCGCGCTCTTGTGATGCTCCGCGTAGCTGTGAAAGAAGTCTTGAATTGCGTCTAAGGCGTCGATAGCTTCATCGCTTGTTTTGATTTCGGTCCGCTCGCCTCTAAACTCAATTCTACTTTCGGCAATCACGCCAGCAAAACCAGCGCCAGCCAATGAGCTTATTCGCATTTTTAGCATGTCGCTCATTGTTTGTGGTTTAAACCGCTTCTTTGCCTTAGGGTTGGTTTCCTTCTCCTCGAATATCAATGAACGGCCCACAAAACCATTTGTTGAGTTTTCGTAGGACACGATACTGTTAAATGTTACTGGGGTTGTGTAGCCGATCAGCGAAAGGAAAGGCCGAACCAAGCCGCCAGATAAAATCTCATTAGCCAACGCTGTCGCTTGTGCCGCTTTACCCTCGTTTAATTCCTTGGCGTCGTTCTCGCTGGCTAGTTTGCGGTAAAATGCAGCCTGCTTACTGAGCTCGGCGACCGAGGAAGCCATAAGATCGCTGGTAAGTAATAACCGGTCATCCGCCTTACTATAAACCGACATCAGCGTCCCTATCACACCTTCGAGGTACGAAGCACCACCACGTAAACGTGCATTTTCTATCTTTTGCAGAAATATGCCTAATTCATCCATTACGTAAAAATTACCTTGGTGAGACAATAGTCCCCTAATTATTTCCTGCTCCGACTTAATCCCGCCCATGGTTGCACCGCCAAATCCGGCCGCCATGTGTATTTTTGCCTGAGATTGTTGGATAGCTTCCTTGCCTGTTGATGACCCCGCAACACACAAAATAAACTGATTGGCCGTTACCCCATACTCAGAGTCAACATGGCTAAGCCCACCGATATTTCCCAAGGAAGACAAAGCCGAAGCGACCGCGAGCTGTTCACGAGGAAACCGTGAGTTGCTATTAATGTAGTCAACCAGATTACCCGCAAGCCCATTACACTTTAAAAGGTTAACCCCTGAAATATCGACGGGATGATTACCCTTAACCTTCGCTGGTTTACTAACTTCTTTTACTGGCTCTTTACCCGTCCAGGTTTCTTTGCCCGTCATGACTAAATTAGTTTCAAATGTCACCGACTCTTTATAGCCACCATCTTCGGCCAATTTCTTGATGGTCCCGAACGTTACCGGGTTTGCTGTTTTTCCGAATGAATGCCATTTTAGATCAATGGCCTCACTGCCTGGGTAGTCTTTGCCGCCAGCGCTCCAATCGTCCCAAAGATGATCGCCTTCACCACCAGTGGCGTCATGTATGGCCATCCCTACAGATATCCATTGTTCGTAATCACAATCTGGCGATATAAATTTAAGCATGGC